TGACCCAAGTGGTATCACTGAGATTGATGACATCTCAAACCAATCTAATGGCTCTTGGGTTCCTGCTAGGAAGGAAGATGTGTTTGTATTGTCTCCTAGTCAAACAATGAATCCTCAGATTGCTGCTGCTCAAGCAGCGGTAGAAACAATGAGACGAGAGATTGGTCAAGCATTCTTAATGACTGCTGCTGCCCTGCCTAGTGGAGATCGGGTAACAGCTACAGCTGTGCGTATGATTGGTTCTGAATTAGAAACAGTTCTTGGTGGTGCCTTTGGTGCTATTGCAAGAGACTTAATGGAACCAATTATTAAACGAGTGATCTTCCTAATGATTGAAGATAATCAACTAGACAAGAGAATGTACAATCAATTCTTTAATAAGGATGGTACTTTAACTGTTGAAGTTGTTACAGGTCTACAAGCTTTATCACGGGATACTGATTTACAGAAGCTGATGCAAATGGGTGAGATGGTGCGTAACCTACCGCCTGAGGCATTACAAGCATTTAAGTGGGAAGAGTATGCCAAGGCTTTGATCTCGTCTCTTGGGTTTGATTCTCGTAACTGGGTTATCTCTGAAGAAGAGAAGAATCAAAAGATCCAAGAAGAGCAAGCTAGACAAGCTCAAGCAATGGCTCAACAACAATCTCAGGCTGCTTCTACTCAAGTCATGGCTGCTGCAGGAGCTAAGGCTGCTGAAATGGATATACAACAAAATGGTGGACAAGGTATAGCTAATGTCTTACAAAATTCGGGGGCTGATATGTCAGCTTTCCAAGGAATGCAATAATTATGGCTAAAAAAACAAAGTGGAAATAATCCAAGAAAGAAATACAAATGATTCACACACACACAATGTCTCAAACAAAGCAAATGAAAGAGGATATGTTTATTGGTGCTTCCACTAATTTTACATCTGTCGCTTCTTATGTTGAACATGTTAGTTTAACAAGTATGGCAAATGACAGTACTAGTTTATTTATTCCCTCAGGTCCATATACACATGTAAGAATACATCCTCTTTTAGCAGTATATGGATCTGGTAGTGGCATACGTGTAACAGGTTGGTCTAAGCTGAGTGGTACAAATACTTACTACCCAACACTGTTGTTTGCAGGTGCAATTGCAGGAGTTCAGGCTACTTCTATGATAACAAACAACACTGTTAACCTTAAGGGTGTACATGGTATCACAGTAACAGCGGGTTTTGGTGCAAATACACTGATTAATAACTCTGCTAACTTATCAGTAGCATCAATAGTTGTTCCATCATTTGGATCTTCTTTTTTAGAAGTAGATTTTTTAGTATCAACTACTGGTGTTGCAAATAATTGCAATATTCTTTATAGTTATTGTTCTATTGGTTGATGGTGTAACTCTACACTATCACATGGTTAATTCAACGAAAGGTTACTAAATGGTTAATGACGAGACTCCAGAATTTGCATATCAAGCTGAAGAACCTGTTCCTCAGGCTCAGGTTGATCTAGCAGCTTCGGAACAATCCCTAGTGTCATCTCCCGCAGATGCTGTTAATGCTAAGGAGCGGATTGCTTTTGCTGCATACGTTAAGAATCAAGGCGATACTATTCCTCCCAACTTCAAGGATGCAGGGGCTTGGTTTGATTCGCTTAAGAATGCTCAGAAAGAATACACACAATCTCGACAAGAGATTGCTGCGTTAAAGACTAAGTACAAGGAAGATGGTGGGGCTAACCCTAGCTTTGCAGAAGCACCCCCAGCTATTACTCCTAAGGTAGAAAAACCTGTAGTTGGTAAGGAAGAACTCAGGATTCCTGATGCTCCCGCAATCACACCAACCCCCACGGCTGTTGATTCAGTTGTCAGTCAGGATGATTGGAAAGCTTGGACTGTTGAGTATGCAACTAAGGGAACCCTTAGTGCAGAGACACAGGAAGTGATTAAGACAAAGACAAAGCTTCCAGACTTTGTGATCAATGAATACATGGCAGGTCAGAAGGCTAAGATTGAAGTTGCCTATGCAAAGGCAGCTGAGGTTATTGGTGGTAAGGATAAACTTACAACCCTGTTTACTTGGGCAAGCCAGAACTTGTCAAAGCCTGAGCAAGAGAATATGAATGCCTCCTTAGCATCCCCTAACTGGGAGATTGCTTTGTTGGGGCTAAACAGTAAATACGATAAAATGAATCCTAATAACAAACAGGGTGAGCCTGTTGTTAGTGCAACCGCAGCAAAAGTACCAGTTGCATCGACTCAAGTTCCTAATCAACCTTATCGCACAAAGCGAGAGTTTGCTAATGAACGAAACAATCCTAGGTTCCAGACGGATATTAAGTATCGTCAAGCTGTGGAACAAAGGATGATGAAAACAGATTTTAATAAACTACAAGCATAACTCAATTCAAGACTGAGAGTTAGCTTAGGTCTAGTAGGTAATAGAAAAACCCCCTTAGGGCAATGGTTATCTACCCTGCTAGATCACACTCAACATTAACTCCCTAAACAGGAATACTTAATGGGGTATGTAACAAACATTGTCTTACATGGTAAGAAAACAATTTTATTTTGGAGATTATAATTATGGCAGCAGTAGGTGATTTAGCAGCAACAGACTTGGTTTTACGTACCAGTCTTACGGATGGTCCTAATGGTGGTGCAGCAGGAGCAAATAAACTTTGGCTTCCTCTGTGGAGTGGTGAAGTTATTAATGCATATGATCAGTACAATATTTTCGAGAACCTCATTTCATCTAAGTCTTTATCTGGTGGATTCTCATACGAATTCCCAGTCACAGGACTTGTGTCTTTGAATGCATCATGGGATGCAGGAGAAGAGTTGGTTGGTGGTGACTCCAGTTCGACAACTTTCAAGGTCAACCTTGACAAGCGTCCAATGGCAGCTCACTTTGAAACAGACAATGTCGATCTCTTGATCACTCAATGGGATTATCGTTCAGAACTTGCTCGTCAAGCTGGACTTACATTATCAAGTACCCGTGACAAGCAGATTGTTTCTGCTCTTATAGCAGCTTCGGTTGCAGCTCCTTTAGATTCGGATCCCCGTGGCTTGGGTGTCAGTAACTTCCCAGCTCCAGCTATCGTTAATACTGTTAACACTGGTGCTATTGGTTTTGCGGTATCAAATTGCACTGATGCAGTTGCTCTCACAATTCTGCAAAAGATTGAAAACTATCTTGTGCTTATGCAAGAGAATGATTACCCAGTGCAAAACGTGATGTGTGCAGTACCACCAAAGGTATTCCAAGTCATCCGTGCTCTTGGTATTCCACGATCTGGTAATACAACATTTGCTAACCAACCAATGTTTGGTGCAAGTGATGCTTATGGTGGTGCAGGTATGAATATTCAAGCTGGTATGAATGCCTTGTCTGATTCATTGGATTACATGGGTGTAAAGATCGTCAAGACGAATCACATCCCACGTACCACTGTTGCAGCAGGACAAGCCAAATACAACTTGACTTGTGGAACTGTTGACATCTTCGGCATCATCTTCCAAAAGGAAGCTGTGGCTGGTTTGTCTTTGATGGGTATGAAGGTTGATTCCATTCAGGACATTCGCCGTAACACTCAGTTCACAGTTGCAAGCATGCTCAAGGGAACGGGAATTCTTCGTCCTGAGTTGTGTCAGATTTTGATTGGTCTTACTGCTGTACAGGTGTCTAGTGTTGCAGTAGCTGATACTGAAGGTGAGGTTAATACCCGTGCTTTACTTGCAGCACTCCTTGGTGCTGGTACATTCATTGGTGAATATGCAGTTACGTCTGCTTAATAGTGATTCATTTCCTTAAATGGAATACATTTTAAATACGCCCCCAGATCTCTAACGGGATCTGGGGGTTTTTGATTCATTACACAGGAGATACAAATGGGATTTATAACAAGACTACAAGCTGTAAATCAAATGTTATTAACATCAGGAGAAAACCTTGTATCTGACCTAGAAGATGCAAGCGGTATTGACACAGGCATTGCTCAGAATATTCTTGAGCAATGCTCATTGGACTTTCAGATGCGTGGTATGGCAAACAATAAATGTATCCGTAAGATGTTAATTAACAGTAGTGGTTATTTATTGCTGCCTAGTGGTGATGGAGATGAAGAGGGTGTCATAGCCACAGAATTAATTAGCTACCATCAAAACTCAGATGGTGATCAAATTAAAATTAGAATGTTAAGTGCATCCCCCAGTAGACTGTGGAATATTACAGATGATACTGATGTGTTTGTAGAAGCTGATTACTATGTTGAGTTTATTATGAAGTTACTGTGGGAGAATCTTG